CCCTGCGCCGGAGCCCTGCAGGAAGAAGCCGTCGCCGCCGACATTGCAGATATCGAGCTCGCCCACCAGGAAACGCGCGTCTCCGTCGCCGTACGAGAAAGGCGCATTGTCGCTGATTGTCGGGAAGGCCGCGTCGGCGAACGCCCCGCGTAGGAAAACCCCGGCCTGGCCGATGCTCGCGCTCCGGTCCGGATCGCCGCCCGAATACTCGGACGCAGCGTAGTGGAACAGCGCAGGATCGCTTTCGTCGACCCCGCCCTCGGCGGTCCAGTCGAGCGCCCAGGCGCCGTCGATCTTGAAACCGTAAAGCAGCCAGGCGGCGGCAGTCGATCCCTGGTCGGCCAGGTCGTCGAGCTCTGCGAACGCCACGATCGGCTTGGGCGTCGTCTGGGCCTTCTGCCGGAGCATGGCCGAGCCGGGTCCGCAGTAGAAGCCGGCGCAGTTGTAGATCTTGAGCTGGTCGACGCTGTACGGCGAGGTCATCGGCGGAACCCAGACATACAGCATCTGCTTGGGCGCCAGCGCCGCCATCGCCGCATGCGCCGCGTCGAAAGCCGGCTGGTCGTTCCCTTGCCCCAGCGTGATCCCGGCGAGCGCCGCATGGTGGCGCAGGTCCCACACCGGATAGCCGTCCACCTGCGTCTTCAGCTGCTGGAGCGAAGCCTGCTGCTGGAGCAGTTGCTGGACGATCTGCGAGCGGGTCTGAGACTGATCCTCGACCGAATAGCCCTGTGAGGGCAAAGGAAGCGACATGCGGAAACCTCGCGACCTTTTCGGGTTCAGCCCTGGATGCTGGCCCTTGGATTACTTAGCGTCGTTGCCGGCCGACTCTGAATTTGACTCTTGTTCCGCTAGACCCGGCGAATGCCGGGATGAGCGGATATTGGGGAGATGGTTCACGCGTCTTGGGGGCTGGCGTTGATCGCCGTCGCCCGTGGCGGCGGGTGATCCAATCCGCATTTTCAGCCTGCGCCAAACCCTCGCTTGGATCGCCCGGTCAGGTCAGCCGACGACGTACCGGGTGAGAGGATCGACCCGGCGGACGGGTCGGCGGGGGTGGGCAGCAGGCCGTCGGCGCCGGGACCGACGTTCGGGCCGGGCGGTTGCGGCGCGCCCAGCAGCCCCGGCCCGCGCGCGACGGGGCGCCCTGGGTTGGGCCGGTCGGGCTCGGGCCGGTCGAGATCGGCGACGCCGGCATAGGCGTTCACTGGCGGATCCTCGGCAGGCCGTCCAGTCCGACGAACCGGGCGCCGCGCGGCAGGAGCGACGCCTGTTGCGGCGTCAGGCGGGGAAGGCCGCCGATCATCTGGGGCTGGAGCTGGGGCCGTGCGGGCGCCGCCGGCGGGCGCAGGACGGCAGTCGGAACGGCGCGGCCGCGCCGGGGTGGATACTTCATGGTGGTGTCGCTCCGAAAGAAAAAGGGCGTCGAAGACCCGCTCAGCCGTCGAACAGGCCGCCGAGGAAGCTGCTGTTGTTGGGGGTAAAAAGGTTCGCGAGGTTGAAAGCGCTAGTGGCGGTGTTGCTGGAGCCGGCTCCGGAGGTGCTGGTTGTGCCGGTCTTGGGAATCAGGCCGAGCGACTGATTGGTCAGCCCCTGCAGCCCGATCTGGTTCTGCAGGTTCTGCAGCCAGGCCTGGTAGCTCGCCGTGTCCGCAGTCTGCGCCTGCTGCTGCTGGCCATAGCCGGCCTGGCCGAGAAGACTGTTCAGCCCCTCGGCCTGCCCGAGCTGGGCGTTGCTGAGGCCGCCCAGCGCCTGCGCAGCCGAGAGGTTCACGCCCTGCCCGGCCAGACCGGCGCGGACATTCCCCTGCTGAGCCGCGAGGTTGCCGGCGATGTCGGACTGGGCCGCCTGCTGCGCCTGGGTGTAGTTCTGGCTGTTCAGGCCGGCCAGGGTGGAGGCCGCGGTCCGCTGCGCCGCCTCGTTGGTCAGGGAATCCTCGACCCCCTGGCGCGTACCGTTGTAGGCGCCCGCCGCCGTGGCCGTCGCCGCATTCCCCTGCAGCTGCTGCTGGGTCTGGCGGCCGAGGTCGTCCATCGTCGCCCCGATCACCGACTGGGTATAGGGATCCATGTACGGCTGCAGGTTCGTGGTCGAGAGCTGCCCGGCCGTAATCGTCTGCGGCGCATATCCGCTGACCCCGGTCGCCGTATTGACTCCCTGAGTCAGCGCGCTCCCGCCGACCCCCGAGCCGGCCAGCGTCTGCAGGCCGGTGAAATAGGCCTGCTGGTCCGCATCGGTGGGCGCGGTCAGCGCTCCACTATAGGGCTGGTAGCCCGACCCCAGCGCCTGGGCCGATCCAAGATTTCCATAGAGCGCCGCCGCCAGCTGCGGATCCAGCGCCTGCGTGCTGGTGTTCTGCTGCGCCGTCGACGTATCCGACCCGCCTTTGCTCATGTCGATCCTCCGAAGCTATCCAAAAAGGTCGCCGGGACCCCGGAACCACAGGTTTGGGGCCGTCAGGAAAGGTCCCGCATGCAGACATGCCACGCGGACGCATAGCCCCTGCCCTTCAACGCCCTTCGCCAGCCTTCGCGGCCGGCGGTGGTGAAGCGGGTGCAGCCGTTCGCCGCGCCCCAGGCGGCGATCAGCGGCTCGGCTGCGATCAGCGCCGCGAGCTCGCCGCCGCACAACCAGAAGTGCAGCGTCTTCATCCGCGGATAGACCAGAAATTCAGTCACCACCGCACAGGATTCGAACGGGTGGAAATGCGCCCGCCCCTCCACCACCATCGTCTTGACGTCGTCGATCAGGTGCGTGCCCCGCGCATAGCCCAGCGCCGCTCCGATCCACGGCGCACACCGCGCCCACTCCTGTTCAAACATGGTGAGAGCCTCGCCCGCCTGTCTCTCTGCGGCCTCTGCGTTGGACCTGCTCATTTTCACGCCCTGAAAAGGCAGCGCTTCACCGCCGCCCCGCCGGCTGGACCACCAGCCGTGGGGCGCCCCAGCGCCAGTCGTCGGCCGCAGCGCCGGTCACCTTCAGCCGCACCTGGCGGCCTGTGAACCGCACGTCGGTAGGCCGCGACCCAAGTGTGTAGGGTCCGGACGATATTTCATCCGTGTTCGGATAGAGAGCGCTGAAGAAGCTCACGCTGGTGTCGCCGCGGCACTTCTCGTCGGCGATCAGCTGCGTCGCGGTGAACAGCTGGGCGCCGCCGGTCAGGGCTCCCGGCAGCTCATAGGGCCCGCTTTCGGCATAGGGCGTCGCGCCGCCGTAGTCGAACCCGAGTTCATGGTCGTAGACTGCGCCGTCGGTCCCGCCCATCAGGGGATAGGCGAACACGTCCTGGTCGGCGCCGCAGCTCCTGGAGATCGCCCCCACCGTCCAGCTGTTCTCCTGGTAGTTGTACGCCACATAGCGATCGCACTCGCCTGGCGACGCTGAAGACGACTGGGACGGATAGAACCACCAGATCTCGCAGAACGCCGACAGGCGCATGGCGCTGATCTTCGACGCCTGCTCGGTGTCGAGGTTGGAGTAGACGTAGTCCTGCACCGCACACGGGAGGGGCCGCACGTAGCCATTGTAGGCGAAGAAGCCGTTCGGCCCCATCCAGAACGCCTGCGAGGCGGCGGTCACCACGCAGTTGCGCGAGAGGGCGCCGCACCCGGAATCCGCCTTCTGGAAACCGTACAGCAGCACCCCGCCCACATACTGCGCGATCCACAGCTCGCTGTCGGTCCAGATCCCGGTTCCCTGCGGCAGCCGCTTGCCGCACAGGATCCGGCCGGCCGAAGGCAGGGTGTAGGAGCCCGCCGAATTGGTGGCGTCAGGCGTCCACAGGGTATTGTCCGACTGGTCGGGCCAGGCGACGGTGCGCTCGTCGCCGCCTACCCCTAGCGCGAACAGGAAGTGTTCGTTGGTCACCGCCAGGGCCTTGGCTGTCGGCGCGCCCGCGATCGGCGCCGCCGGAGCCGCAGGGTTGAGGTCCCACTGAACCAGCCTCTGGTCGTCGGGCGACACCGCGACCAGGTAGGGTCCCCAGGTGTCGAGCGACCAGACGGTGGCGTCCTGGATGGTCGACACGTCGCCGCGCGGCGTTCCATAGCTGCCGCCGCCGTAGCCGCCGCTGCCGAAGCCGCCGCCCCGCGTCGCGGAGGCCTGCCCGGCCGCGAGACCCGCGGGCGTGATGTCGTTCATGGCGCCGGAGCGCGACATGGCGTAGAGCTTCGACGCCGTCCCCAGCGCCGCCCAGGTCGAGTTGTTGTTGTCCCGCCAGGCCAGCAGCGTCCGCGCCGTCCCGGCGAACGGCGTCGCCGAGTGCGCGCGCCAGCCGCCCATCGGCCGCATTTCGCCATTGAACCAGCGCACCAGCTGGGCGTCCCACCAGCGCCCCTTGGCCTGATAGTCGGTGCCGTTGCGATAGACGCCCGGCGGCAGCTCGAGAGAGACAAACATGGTTCACCGGCCTGCCAAGCGCCCAAAAAGGTCGTCATCCGGGATGACGTCAGCGGAGAGAGAGGCGCCGCTCCCCCTCAGGTCTTGATGCAGTACATCAGCGCGACGTTCACCGGCCTGGTCTCGCCGGCGCTGGAGGGCGAGGTCACAGGTACGGTGTAGACCGCATTGTCGCCGCCGCTGTCGTAGCCGGCGGCGGCGCCGCCGGCGTTGGCGAGCGCGGTCTGAAACACCGTCACCGCTCCGACCGCCGCGGCCTGGTTAGAGCCGAACGCCCGTCCCGGATCCACCGGTCCGCCGTCGGCCCATCCGCGCACGAACTGGCCTCGCAGATCCGGCAGGGTGAAGCTGGTCGACCCGTCTCCGGCTCCGAACGGGGCGCCGTAGCCAAGCGCGGCCGCCAGCGCGCTCAGCGCGGCGTAGGCGGCGCGAGAGACCGCAGCGCCGTTGCACTCGAGCCAGCCCGCGGGCGCAGCCGCTGCGGCGAAGGCCATCACCGCGCCGGTCGGAACCCCGGGCAGGATCGCCGCCGACGACGCGGCGGTCACGCGCCCCTTGCCGTCCAACGTCACGACCGGAACCGCGCCGGCTGAGCCGAACACCCCGGTGTCGGCATTGACGGTCGCCAGGGCCAATGCCGCCGACGGGCTCGCGGACCCGTCGAAACTCAGCGCGCCGCTGGCGTCGCCGGTGAACGACAGGGTGCGAGGGGTCTGCAGCGCCGAGGCGGTCGTGGCGTTGCCGCTGACCGGGCCGGTCAGCTGTCCGGTCACATCGCCGGTCAAGGGGCCCGTGAAGCCCGCGGCCGTGACCGTTCCGGAGAAGCCGCCGGTGGTTCCGTTGACCGCGCCGCTGAAGGTCCCGCCGGCCTGGGGCATGGCCGCGGCGGCCAAGCCCGACACCGTGAAGAGCTGCGCGTCCAGCGCCGACCAGTTGGCGTTGAGCAGGACGCCCCAGGTGTCGTCGTCGGCGTTGTTGGTCGGCAGCGTCCAGCCGTAGTTGGGCGTGGTGGCGTCGGGCATGGGGAACCTGTCTGAGGACGGAAACGCGGGCTCGCCGGCTGGCGCCCCCGCTGGTGCAACGGGCCGTGGTGCAGTACTGAAGCCCGAGCCGCTGTTGCGGGAGACTTGCGAATGGTCGGCAGGATTCGAAACGCCGTTGAGAGCGGACTTATGGCGCTGGCCCTGCTCGCGCTCGGCCCTGCGACGGGCCTGGCCCAAACCGGCCTGCCCCAGACCGGTCCCACCCAGGACGACCGGTCCACGCTCGGCCTCGATGGTCACCAGCACGACACGGTCTATGCGACCTGCTCATCCACCAGCGCGCAATACTGCTATTTCAACATCCTGCGGGCGAAGGGCGGCGTCATGCCCGCCAAGGTGGCGCACGGCAGCGTGACCGCACTGAACGACCTCGAGATCGGCAAGGACGTCTTCATCGTCACGCTGGACCAGCCGCCGCCGAACAGCATTTCCATGTGTCGCGCTATGGCGATCGACAGCAGTCCATGCCGCTGGGGTGTCCTGGCGCGCGCCATCAACGACGCCGGCAACCGCTGACTGCACGGATCTCACGGACGCGCCTGGAGCACGTTCCGATGAGTGGGAACCGGTTATCGGATCGAACGTGCCAAAACGTTTTTCGTGAGGTCCGTGGTCGACCTTGCTAGCTGCCGGCGAAGGCGACGGCGTCGGTGCTGTTCTGGCCCAGCACATGGATCGCGGCGGCGTTGGTCACTCCGAAGCTCACCGTCTCGCCGGCGGCCAGGGGGTAGCCGCTGGCGCCGGTCACCCCGGCCGCACCCACATGAACCGTGCCGGTGTTGGCGCTGAGCGCCTGCACCACGATCCCGTTGACCAGCGCCTGGCTCGGCAAGGGCGCCGCAGCCGTGGTCACCGCCTGCTGGCCGGTGCAGGGCGCGGCCGGGTTGCCGTTGGGATTGCCCGGCGATCCGCCGGCGGCCACCGTCGGCAGCGGATTGGCCGCCGAGACCGGCGTATCGTTCAGATCGTCGCTGGCGCGAAAATGGATCAGTCCGGCCATGGGGGTTCCTTTCGATCGGTCTTCCACCTTTGGTGGGAAGCGTCCGCGAAGCGGACGAAGGGGGGAGCGCGGCCCGCTGGCGACATCACACCGCGATCGACGGCCGGGCCTGCACCCTGGCGCCGAGGCCTTCGTGGGCGAGGTTCAGTTCGGCGATCTGGCGTTGCAGCAGGGCGTCGAACGCGGGGGCGCGGTCGTCCTGGGTATAGGTCAGCGCGCCGTAGAGCCCGGCCGACAGGTACAGGTCGGGATAACCGGTCAAAAGCCAGTTGCCGGCCGCGGCCGCGGGCGCCAGCCGTGCGTAGTAGACCAGCTCGAGATTGGTCGCCGTCGCCGGCGCCGGATAGAGCTGCAGCTCGGCGCCGATCACCGAATAAAGCCGCGGCGGCCCCGCTCGCCCGGTGGGGCCGCCCGGTCCGTGTTCCGACACCGCGTCGAAGATCGCCTGAGGCGTCGCAGCATCCAGCTGCCGGCCGCCGTCAAGCGTCGCGACCAGGACCTGCAGGAAATCGGCCGGAAGCGCGACCAGGGCGCCGCTCGCGCTCCGCCCGGCGGCGCCCCCGGGCGCCAGCGTCGCCCGGTTCAGCATCAGCCGGTGGCGCAGCAGGCGGTTCAGCCGCGCCTCGCCGATCACCACCGCATCGTTGACCGGGTCGCCGGCCAGATCGGCGCGGTTCATGAAGGCCTGGATCGAGGCGGTCAGCCCCGCATAGCTGCCGTCGAGCGCCATCGCTCAGATCGCCTTGCGCCAATGGTCGCCGACGGTCAGCGCCGAAGTCCTGAGGCGCCGGAATTCGGCGCTGTCGAGCTTCTGAGCGAGCTTGCGCTGGCAGTCGGGATCGGGTGAAAACGGATCCCACCCTTCCTCGGTCATCCACCGGTACAGCACCACCAGTGGGATCGAGGCCACCCGCGCCAGCTCCCGGCTCGGGCTATAGCCGTCGCCGAGGGTCTGGGCCTGCTGGTTGTGCTCCAGGATGGCGCCCACCTCCTGGCTGGCTGCGAACACCACCGTCCCGTCCGCGTCCTCGCGCCAGGCGTGGCTTATGCCCGCGGCCGAGGTGAACAGGGGCTCGAAGCCGCTCACTGGATCTCCACCCGGCCGTGCGCCTCCTGCGCCTCCGCGACGGCGCGCGGCAGCGCGATCAGCGCGCCGCGGGGATGGGTCGGGAACTTCTGCTCGGGCGTATGGCCGAGCGGATCGGTGGCGCCGGTGAAGATCTTCAGGTGCCCGAGCGGCAGCACTCTCACCATCACCTGCCCCGCGGGCGGGCTCTCGTCGGGCGATTCGGGCGCATCGGTCGGCAGGAAGTTCATGGGGAGTTTCCGATCGGAAAAGAGTGAGGAAAACAGCGGCTTCATCCGCGGCGCCGGCTGGGTCCCGGACAAGCGCTGCGCGCTTTCCGGGATGAAGACGTGGGGACGGAAAGGGAAACGACTGAAGCTACGCGATATCGCGCACCGCGCCTGAGGCCTTCTCGTTCCGGGCCACGAGGCAGGCTTCGAAGGTCAGGGCGTACTGGGTGCTGTCGGTGGTCTGGGCCAGTTCGGTGGACTTCCAGCCGTCAAGCACGCCCACCGCCCACATCTTGGGATCGATGATAAGGCAGTCCCGCGTCAGGCCGTAGGGGTGCGGGATCAGCGTCAGATTGCCGAAATCGCTCACGTACACATCGGCGGCGCCGATGATGGTGGCCATCTTGTCGCCGGGGGCGTCCTTGCGCAGGGCGGCGATGCCGGTGAAGGCCGAGAACTCCTGCTTCGAGGTCGGGCCCATATAGGCCTGCGACGGCTTGCCCCCGGACGAGAAGGCCGCGCTCATCACCGTCTTGACCAGGCTTTCGGTGAAACTCCGCTGGGCGCCGTTGACGGACGCCGCCACGGTCCCCGAAGCGAACCCGCCGTTGGAGCCGCCCGCGCCGACCGAAGTGTTGGTGACCAGGAAGGCCAGGGCGCCCGCCGAATAGCGCGGCGTCGGGCCCGCCTCCGCGTTCGACGCGTAGTTGCCGATGAAGCGCATCTCCGCATCGCGCTTGGCTTCGATGCCCTTCAGCACCTTTTGCCGGTTCAGCTCGGAGGTGCGGCCGGCCTTCTTGACCACCTCGTCGGTCCGCGACACGCCGTAGGCCTTGGTGAAGATCTGGCAGTAGTTGCCGAGCCGGCTCGTCGAGTTGCCGGCGGCGATCTGGAACACGTCGCCTTCCAGCGCGGCGTTGACCGCCGAGGGCGCGGCCAGCGTCTCGGTCTGCCACTCGTGATAGGTCTGGCTGGCCTTGGCCGAGCCGATGTTGGAGATGAACGGCGTTTCCTCCGGCGCGACGCGATAGATCACGTCCTCGAGGTCCTCGCGGACGCCGACCGTGTTGTAGCTGGTGATGGTGCTCGTGGGCGTGGTCATGGGTCAGGTCTTTCAGCCGGTCTGGGCGTTGAGAGGGTGGGCGTTGAGGGGGTGGGCGTTGGTGAGGCGGGCGTTGAGCAGGGCGACGGCGTCGTCCACCGAGCGGGACTGCGCAAAGCGGGAGCGCGCCGTCTCGACCGTTCGTGACTGGGGTCTCGACGCCTGGGCGGCGGTCGGCCTGGCGCCGGGCCTCGCCGGTGCGGGCGCAGGTCTGGCCTTGGCCTCCCGCAGCCGGTGGGCGCCGGTGCGAAAGCGCATGGCGTCATAAGCCAGGGCCACGGTGCGGGCGTCGAGATCGGGGATGACCTCGCGCGGGACGCCCTGCTCGATCAGCCAGCCGGCCAGGCGCTCGCGCCGAGCGCCGCCGGCGTCAGGGTCGGCAAGCTCGGGCGAAAGCTGGGCCAGCCGGCGGCCCTCGGCGTCCAGGAAGCGGGCGCGCTGTTGGCGGGCGGTCTCCTGCTGGGCCGTGTCCAGCCGCGCCAACTCGGCGTGCTCGACGTCGCGCACCGCCCGCCACTTCAGCGCCTGGTCGGCGCCGAACTGGTCGACCAGGGCCGGAAAGTTCTGGTCGAAGTCGGCCCAGCGATCCTGGAAGGTGGCCTGGCCGCGCCGGATCAGCTGGTCGAGCGCGCCCTTGAGCCGGCCGATCTCCCCGGCCTCCTGCTCGGCCCGGCGCCGGGCGTCGCCGGCCTCCTGCTGCGCCCGCGAGACCGCACGTTCGCGCTCGCTCTCCTGCCGGGCGATGGTCTGCTGGATCTCCGGCGTCAGTCTGGCGAACGCCGCCCGCGCATCGGCATCCCAGGATCGCGGCGGCGCGATCATCGGAGCCTCCCCCGGGTCGTCCCTGTCCTCGTCCTCGCCTTGCGCAGCCTCGTTTGGGACGGGCTCGAGCTCAGCCTCGCCGAGCTCAGCCTCGGCAGGCTCCGGGGCTCCGGCCGCCGGTGCGGGATCGTCCGGCTGTTCCTCCGGGCGATCCAGCAGGCCCACCGCCTCTTCGACCGACAGGGATTTATCCGCCGCAACCGGTGCGTCGAGTGTCATGTGATGCCTCTTGAAAACAGTGAAACGGGCGAGCCGGCGGCTCCCATCCGGGGCGGACCTCCGCCGCGCCGCCGTCGACACGCGGCAGGCTGCCTCCGGGGGCTGACGTTGTGTCGCGTTCCACGGCGGGCGGGCTTGCCGTATTCGGATCGGGACAAGGGGTGTCACGAAAGAGCCGCGCGGTCGCAGACTGCAGCGGCTCTTTTTGTACTCGATCGCTTTTTATCGCCAAAAACGGGAATCGTCGCCGAAAACGGGAACGAAGCGCCTTGGCCCGCGCTTGAACTCCGAGCGGTTATGGACGCCCCCCCGACCGGCCGCTCATCGCCTCGACAGAGGCGGCGCCCCTCGGCTAGCGCCGAGGGGCATGCCGCTCTCAGCTTGGCTCAGCGCCCCAACGGCGGCGCCAGCAAATCGGCCATGGCGGCCGAATGCTTGACCACCTCGCCCGCCTGCACCGCCTCGCCAAGGGCCCTGCGAACGCCGCGGATGGCCGCGGCGGCGTGGTACAGTTTCTCCCGGTGCGCCGCGGCGTCGACGCCGGTCGCCGCCCAGCGCTCGTAAAGCGCCGCCTCCATGGCGTCCATCAGGCCCCCGGTCGCCTCCAACTCAACCCGCGCCCTCCCCGCCCGCCGCAACGCATCCTGATCGTTCATGGGGGGCTTTCTTCCTTTCGAGACACCCTGGATCCGCAAGCGCCTCCCCCTTTGGGGGAGGGGGCCGCGCAGCGGCCGGAGAGGCCGCCGCGCCAACCCAGTCACTCCGTGACAGCTGACCCAACAGGGGTGCAGCTGGAGACCGCCTTCACCCCCGCGTCCAGTTCGATCTTCCGCAGAGACAGCTGGTGGTCGAGTTCGATCTTCTGCTGCTGAAGCTTCAGCGTCGCGACCAGCTTCTCGCGTTGCAGCGCGATGTCGGCCTCGGCCTTCTGCAGCGCCGGGTCGGGCCGCGGCTGTGGCGGCGGCTGGGTCGATGGGTCGGTGACGTAGAGGTCGCCGTTCTTGAACCCGAGGCCCCGCTCGAAAAAGCGCTTCAGCAGCTGGTAGGCGTTCTGGCCGGTCACCAGGGGGCCGTTCACGCCGCCCTGCATCTGGATCAGCTGCTGCATCACCGGCAGGGCCTGGCCCATCAGCTGCAGCTCGTGCCCCTGGCCCGAAGCGCCGAGGCCGACCTCGATGGTCATGTCGTTGCGCTCGGCCCAGCGGGTCGGGTCGACCGGGATCCATTGGCCGCGCAGCCGCGCGATCCGGCCCGCCGTGGCGTTCCTGCGGATCAGGGCGTGCACGCCGAGGAACAGGTCCTTGATGCCGGTCTCGGCGAAGATCCGCGCGATCATCCGCACCCGTTTCTGCGCCGCGCTCATCAGCGCCAGGGCGCCCGCCGCCGTATCGTGCAGGGTGTCGGGGTTCAGACCCTGGGCGTTGCGCACCACGCCGGTGCGCTGCTCGGCTAAGGTCGAGACGTATTCCAGCGCCCCCTGCACGTCGAAGTTCAGCGCGCCGGCCTGAATCGGCCGCACCGCGTCGCCCTGCGACGAGCGGATCGGAACGCCGGGCTCGTTGCGCAGAAGGTCCGAGACGGTCCACTCGTTGGCCCGGTCCATGGCCACCTCCAGCCGCTGGTTGAGCGCGAAATAGCCGCTGTCGAGCAGCATGCGCAGCAGCGCCGTCTTGATCCGCTGCACTTCCAGGAGCTTGTCGGCCAGGCTTTCGCCGTAGAACCGGTGGGTGACCACGTAGGGGGTGACCGACGCGAACGGCAGGGCGTCCAGCCGCTCCTTCTCGATCAGGGCGCTCTCACCCGAACCGCCGCCGGTCATGATCCGCCAAAGCTCCGGCCGCCCGTCGCCGTCGGCGTCGACGCGAAGGTAGTGGTCGACCACCTCCACGGTGCGATGGCCCCAGGATCCGTTGACCGAGCGCTGATCCAGGTGCTCGCCGGCCGTGTCGCGGGCCAGGACCAGGGTCTCGTCGCTGGTCTGGGCATAGGGCGGCAGCCGGTCCACGATCTCGGGATCGATGCCGTCGGCGATCAGGTCCTGCGCCCGCGGCCGCGAGCGGTGGGCGCAATAGGTCGTGTCGCACAGGCGCACGGTGTCGCGCGCCACGGTGAAGTCCTCGGGCGTGACCGCCGCGATCCGGACCCGCCCGTCGCGCTCGCGCCGGAGGGTGAAGGCGAAACTGGATTGACCGGTCTCGTCGTCGGGCGTTTCCGAGAGGTCGATGATCTCCCCGTCCTCGGCCGCCGCCACCAGCTCCTCCAGCGTCTTGCCCTCGAAGCTCTCGCAGAGCTCCGCCTCGGCTGGATCCTCCCACCACCATTTGGCGATGCCGACCTTGGACAGGAGGGCGTCCTTGCACAGGGTGAGCAGGGTCATGAAGCCGGCGTTCTCGTGGAACACCACCTGGTTGACGTAGTCGGTCTCCTGGCGCGCGGCCTGTTCGTCCTCGGGCCCGGTGGGGGTGAACACGGCGACGTCGTCGCCGCCGGTGAAGATCTCCACCAGGTCCGGCAGCACGGTCTCGATGGCGTCGGCCACGTCGCTCGCCACCGCGCGCGACCGGTTGGGCAGGCTCGGCACGTCGGGCATGTAGCCCTTGTAATAGTCGAGCGCCTGCTCGCGCTGCGCCAGGAGCTCCTGGTCCCACTCGAACCCCGCCGACTGCCTGAGCTCCTCCCGGCACAACGCGACCAGCTCTTCGTCCGACAGAACCAGCTTGGGTGGTTTCATGATCGGAGCCCTTGCGTTGAAAGACCGCGCACGCCGCGCCGCCCGCTTAGTCACGTCGTGACAGCTCCCCGAGAGGGAGCAGCTGGATCACACAGCGCCGAAGTTCGGCACCGACAGCCTCTGCGCCATCAGGCGAACCGGCCGCGCCAGAGCGCCGTAGCGGAACGCGTCGGCGGCATGGCTGGTCCAGTCGTGCAGGGGGCGCTCGCGCCAGGTCTGCCGTTTGCCGTCCCACTCGCGGCGGTATTGTTTCAGCGCCTCGACACCGCGAGCGCACTTCTCGGCGTCGAACCAGCAGCGTCCCAACACCAGCCGCACCGCGTTGATCCCATCGGCCACCGCCTGCTGCGGCACGATCTCGAGATTGCGCAGGCCGAGCGCCTTCAGCGTCTCCACCCGCGTGCGGCCGGTGCCGAGCTCGCGCGCCGCCGCGTCGTGCGGCAGCACAGTCCGGCCGAGCCGGTAATCCCTGGCCTCGATCCGCCGCACGATCTCGGCCAGCCCCTCCCCGGACACCTCCAGGTAGTCGACCAGCCGCCGCTCCTGCCCCACGTCCTGGGCGAACCAGACCACCGTGGCGTCGTCGATGCCGAGATCCCAGTAGCAGTCCACCCTCGCCAGGGGTTCGACCGGAACCCGGCCGATCCGCCGCTCGGCTTCGGCCTTGCCCATCTCGGCGGCGTAGTAGGCCCCCTCGATGGCGGCGTCGAAGCTGCACTCGTATTCGCGGGCATAGGCCGCAGCGTCCATGGCCGCACGGGCGTCGTCGAGCTCGGCAGGGGTCAACAGGCCCGTCTCCGAGGCCCGGAGCTCCCACAGCGCCCAGTTCTCCGCGCCCGTTCCGGACGGCCCCGCGCGGGCCCGTTGGCGCAGGTCGTAGAAGGCGTTCTTGCCGCGCGGCGTGCCGGTGAAGCTGGCCCGCCCGCCCCGGTCCGACAGGGCCGGCCGGATCACCTCGGTCCACGCGCGGGGATCCCAGTCGCCGAACTCGTCGCAGTCCACGTCGTCGAAGTACTGGCCCCGGAGCGCATCCGCATTGTCGGCGCCGTAGAGCCTGACCCGCGCCCCGTTCGGGAAGTCGGCCCGAAGCTCGCCCTCGGTCCAGCGCACGCCGGGGATCGGCGCGGTAAAGCGTTTCAGGCTGTCCCAGGCCACCGCCTTGGCCTGCGCCAGATAGGGGGCGATGTAGGCGCAGCGCGGGTTCGGATAAGGGCAGGTCAAGGCGGTGCGGATCAGCCCGTTGATCGCCGCCACGGTCTTGCCGGCGCGCCGGTGCGCCACCACCACCCGCCAGCGCGCCTCAGACGCGTGATAACTCTCCCAAACCCGCCGCGGCTGGTAGGGGATGACCACGTCCTGGATTGCCATTGATTCATTCCGTCGCCGCGCGTTCGACCCCTCTCCCGCTCGTCGCGGCGAATTCCGGGGTCAGATCATTCCGCTCGTCCAGGCGGTTGCCGGGATCCTCGAAGGGCGCCCTGACATGAGGTCCTGGCTCCAAGTGCTTTGATCCGCATGGCTTTATGATCTGGGTTCCGGCATTCGCCGGGATGAGCGGATAAGCCGATCTGTCAAGCCTTGGGAGGGCTGGCCTTGGGAGGGCTGGCCTTGGGAGGGCTGGCATGTCCCTCCGCCTTCGAGGGATCGGGCGTCGCTTCTTCGCTGGTCCTGGCCCATCGGATCACCTGTTCGACCTGCGGCAGGTCCTGCGCCGAGGCGCCGAACGCGCGCGCCAGCAGCTCCTTGATCGCCGCCAGCCGAACGGTTTCGCTCTCGGCGCCTGACGCAAGCCGCGCAAGCTCGACCATGGCGCCGGCCGCATGCTTGCGCGCCTGGGCTTCGACCTTGTCCAGCCGCACCCCCGGCGCAGGCTTGCGCCCCGCCGCCCGTTTGCGCACAGCCGCCAA